CTACGGCGTGCTGGTGCTCTCGATCACGACGCTCTCGCTCGTGAACGGGCTCCAGAACTACGCCGTGCTGCTTACGGGCTACGTGACCGTGTGCGACTACGTGGCCGACGGCGAGCAGGCCGCCCTCGCAGTGCGCTACGCGGGCTTCAAGCTCGGCTCGAACGACGCGAACGGCGAGCCCCCGAAGGCCCCGCTCGTGACCACGCCGCAGCAGATCCGCGCGAGCGTGCTGCTCGACCTCAAGGGCTACGAGTCGCAGGGCATCATCCGCGACGTCGACGCGAACGAATCGCTGCTCGTGGTCAACGCGTCGACCGTGACGCCGGGCCGCGTCGACATGGACATCCCGGTCGAGCCGACGCCGTGGCTCACCATCCTCGCGGGCAACGTCCGCCAGATCCCGAGCGTGTGAGGTACTGACGTGGCAATCGCATACAGCAGACCGGGCTACATCTCCGTCGGCGGCCGCGTGCTGCTCCAGGTGATGAAGATCGACGTGAAGTTCGACAGCGGGAACAAGGACGTCGACACGCTCCTTCTCGGGCGCGCGGGGCATTCCCTCGGGCCGCAGAAGGTCAGCGTCGACGTGTCGAGCGCGGTGCCCGCCGCGGGCATTGAGGGCGACATCATCACGCGCCTCATCAACGCGGGCACGCAGAGTTTCGCGATGACCTTCGCAGGCAAAATCTACAACATCGAAGGTGACATTCGCACGGCGGGCTTCTCGACGGACGTGGGCAATCCCAACGGCACGGACTTCAACGTGTCGGGCAAGCTCATCAACACCACGAGCGCCGCGTGAGCGACCTCGGCGCGCTCCTCGGCGGCACGCGGCTCGCGCAGATGCTCGGCGGGTATCTCCCGCCGCGGCGCAAGTTCGAGCTCGACCTCCAGCGCGCCGACGCGAACGGCGCCCCGGTGACGGTTCGCGTCGTCATTGCGGCGCGCGCTCTCTCGACGCGCGAAACCGAAGAGGCGCACGCCGAGGCGATCAAGTGGCTCATCGGCCAAGGCGCGCACCAGCGCGAAGACCTCATCGGCGCGACGGGCGACAGCGTGCTTGAGCTAGAGCTCATGACGCAACTCCTCGCCCGCGCGCTGATGGATCCCGAGCGCCACCGCGAGCCCTTCGCGAAAGACGCCGCGGCCCTGCGCGACGCGATGTTCCCCGACGAGATCGAGGCGTGCTTTCGCGAGTACACCGCGTTTCAGGCCGAGCGTTCGCCGATCCGTGGGCTCCGCAGTGCGGACGAGCTCAGGGAGGTTGTCGACGCGCTGGGAAAAGGGCAGACCTCGCAGATCAACTTGCTGCGCTTCGATGTCGTTTCGCTGCGCAGCATCTCGCTCTCACTGGCAGACCAGGTTGCGAGGCTGACGAGGCCGATCTCCTCGGATACCTCGCCGCCGAGCGAATCGCCCGAGGCATCGCCGACGCCGCTGGAGTCTCCGACGCACTCGATCAGCATCTCGGAGGGCTGACCGACGGCCTCCGCACGATGACCGCGCTTCTCGCCTCGCGCCGCTGACCTCCCATGCCCACAGCCATCCTCAAGATCGACGGCGACACGTCGGGCCTCGCGCGCGCGTTCGGCGACCTGCGCGCGCAAGCGAAGGCGACCGAAGCGGCGATCAAGTCGTCGATGACGGCGGCCTTCGGTGCGGCGACCGCGGCCGCGCAGCGTGGTGCGAGGGCCCAGCAGCAAGCGAGCGCCCGTGCGGCGTCGTCTGCCGAAGCCGACGCACGCCGCACCGTCGTCGCTGTGCTGCGCGCCGAAGACCAGAAACGCCGTGCGGCGCAGATCACCGCGGCGAGTCGCGCGCGCGCCGAGCAGGAGGCGACCCGCATCGCGCAGACCGAAGCGCGCAAACGGGGGCTCACCGCCGAGCAGGAGGCGCGGCTTCGTCAGACGACGCTTGAGCGCGTGACCCGCGTCGTCGAGAGCGAGGAGCGCAAGCAGACGGCGGCCGCGGCCGCCGAGCGCCGCAAGCGCGAGCGCGACGGTAGCCGGATTGGCACCGGGCTGCGCCGCGGGCTCAACGTCGGTCGCGACGCCGCGCTCAACGTAGCGCGCGAAGCGCACTCGCAGATCCAAGACGCCCGTGGGCGGCGCGCCGAGAGCGAGCACACGCTCAACGCGGCGTTCTACCAGGCGGGCATCGGCGGTCAGGAGGCCGCTGGGATGCGCGCGCGCCTGCAGCGCGAGATCGCCTCGGGCGGCCTCCGCGGGCTCACGATGGAGGACGTGGCGGGCGGCCTCATGGGCGCGCAGACGCAGTTCTCTGTGCTCTCGGGCGCGACGCCGCAGGAGCGCGCGCAGCGCCTCAACGAGCAGGTGTCGCGCATGGCCTTCGCGCGCAACACCTTCCAAGATCCGGGCGAGGTGCTCCGCGTGTCGGGGATGCTCTCGCAGCAGGGCGTGCGCGGCGCCGACCAGACCGCGGCGCTCCAGAGCCTCACGGGCATGGCGCAGGCGGGCTCCATCGAGCTCTCGACGCTCACGAGCACCGCCCTTGGGCCGCTCATGGCCAACATCGCCCGCACCACCAACGCGGGCATGACCGCCGCCCAGCGCGCGGCCGCCGTGCGCTCGACGACCGCGGAGACGATGGCCGTCGGCGAGATCGGCGCGGCCGCAGGCCTCACGCCCCGCGACTCGCTCAACGCGCTGGCGAAGCTCCGCGGGTCGGTCACGTCCGACGTGACGCAGTCCCGTCTCTACGACCGGCTGCGCGGCGCGCATCGCGAAGACCTCGCGGCGCAGTTGTTCCAGACGGGGCCGGGCGGGCGCCACACGTTGCGCGACGCGAGCCCCGTCAGCCTTATGAGCTCGCTCGTGTCGGGCTTCGGCGGCGACGCCAACGCCGTGTCGAACGTGCTCGCCGCGGGTGGCCCAGGGGCGCCCATGGTGATGGACGCGCAGCAGCGGCGCCTCATCATGGCGATGGCCTCGCAGACCTCGGGCGGCGAGACGATCGCGCAGCACGTGGCGACGATGCAGGCCACCGGCTCGCGCTTCGGCATCGGCGACATTGCACGTGGCGCAACGATGGTCGAGGGCGAGCAGCAGACAGCGCTGCGCAGCGCCGAGGCCACGCGCGACAACGCGCTGACCGACAACACGAGCGCCATCGTCAACCTGTCCAACCAGTTCGCGACGTGGTCGACGGCGAACCCGATCACCTCGAGCGCGATGCAGTCCGGCGGCGGGCTCCTCGGCGGCGTGCTCGGCGGCGCGACCTTCTCACGCATCGGCACCGGCCTCGCGGGCACGAGCGTCGGCGGGCTGCTCACGGGCGCCACCTCCATCGGAGGCACGCTCGCGGCGGCGAAGGCATCGGTCCTCGCGGCGCTCAGTTCCGCGGGCACCATCGGCGCCACACTTGCGGGCTCCGTCGGCGCGGCGGGGGCGGGCACCATCGGCGCGGTCGTCACGGGTAGCCTCGCGGCTGGCGGTGGCCTCGGCACGCTCATCAACCGGGCGGCCTACTCGGACACGACCTCTACCGACACGAGCGGCCGCACAACGGGCGAGGCGGGCGGGCAAGCGGCCTACACAAACATGTTCTCGGCCGACGCGTGGCGCGGCTTCACCACGAGCGTCACCCAGGCCGTGCGTGACGGCATGAGCACCGCCACCGTCAACGCCACCGTGTCGCCCGTCGACGCCACGCACGCCCGCGCGCAGGCGCCTGTAGCCCAACGATGACCGCCGACTTCGACCAGATCGCCGAGGCGTCCTACGAGGGCGTGACGTTCCCGCTGCAAGACGCCCCCGTCGAGGGCGGCAACGACTTCGCAGAGCACACCGCGTATCGCCGCAGCGGCTCCGACATGGAGCCGACAGGGTGGCGCGCTTACTCGGGTTCGCTGACGATCCCGTGCATCAACACCGCGGGCCTCGTGAGCCGCTACGGCAAGCTCTGGCCCGACAAGAGCAACGACATCATCTCGCTCTTTCGCGAGAAGCCGCGCGGCACGCTGGTGCATCCGCTGCTCGGGACGCTCGTCGTCGCGGTCATGGACGTGTCGCAGTCGGGCGACGTGGCCGTGCGCAACGGCGTCACGCTGACCGTCAAGTGGAAGGAGCATAGCGCATCGCTCGCGCTCCTCGTGGGCTCCGACGGGGTGCTCACGACGGACCCGACGACGACCGTCACCACGAAGGCGACCGAGGCCGACGCGGCAGGCGTGGGGCTCAAGGGCTACACGCCGCTCGCCTCGACCGTCGACACGCAGACGACGTACCTCGAGACGGCCCCGCGCGGGTACTCCGACGTGTTGTCGGCGTTCCGCGCGATGCTCTCGCCGC